TAAAGGCTGTACCTAGTAAATCCCATCGTTTGCATAGCAGCATCTACCGCTTGATCTGACATATTGACCTCTCGACCCAAGAACATGTCCTTTGCTGTGTTCATGCCTGCGGTTGTGCCTCCAAAGACCACGCTGTATCTGGCTAGATTCGCTAGACCCTCTCTTACTTCAGAGGGGTTCTTGGCTTTAGATATCTTTTCAATCATTTGCCTGCGAATGAAATCCAACTGCTTTATTGTAAAGCTTTTTAATGCGTATGCTATCCTTCCATTCTTGGACTTAACATACATCTCAGGCATACTTGATAATGTTATAGGCTGAACATCTGCTAGCTCGTTAAAAACGGATAGCCTTACATTTTCATTTGTTCTGTCTCCAGCTTTAAGCGCATCAACCAAATCATCAAACTCATCTCCGAATCTAGGCTGCTGTTCTTTTTGAAACTTTTTAAATGCAGCACTGTTTCTTGGAGCACTAGCAGCATTCTTTAACCTATGATATGCACTGCTAAGATGTGAAGCTTTGCCCAGCTTATCCATAGCTTTAAAGCCGCTGTACTTTAGCGTAGCCTCTAGCCACTTCCCTGTCATACCGGGGTTCATCATGTCTTCAGCTACTCCAATTAATCCATAATCCTCTGGGTTAATATCAAACTTTTTATTTTTGAGTGCTCGACCTAGTGCGGTTTTTGATGCGCTTGCGCTTTTGGTAGCAGCCATTGCTACGTCAGATAATTGAGTAGCAGCAGAAAATGGATTCCCTATTGTAGTAATGTAATGAATATTCCTATATCCATTTACAAATGAATTTGGCCCAGATGGGCCTTGCACCAACCTAGACCTAAGTAGTTGTATTGTTTTGTTAACATCAGCGTCATCTATTTGCTTGGATGCGTTTAGCCCAGCAACCATTTCCTCGATCTCATCGCCTATAGAATCCTCTATAACGCTCCCTTGGTTTTTAGGATACTGCTTGGTGGTGTATTTGTTGCCAAGGGGGTCTTGCTTTGTGTAGGTTTTGCCTGCTTTATATGCTGCGCCTGTAAATTTTTTAAGAGCAATTCTATTTGTAATGTCATATATGTAGCTACCTAAAGACTCTTGCAGGTTGTAGTAGTATGGAATGTCTGAGTCTTCTAGCGTATCGAGTTTTCTTTCTTGCAGATAGCTTGGCCCACCATCTCTTCTGCCTTGGGTAATCAATTTGTTTGCTATGTCTGCCCTCTCTAAACCATTTGGGCCTCGGTTGTATTTACTCCTAAACTCTCTAATTGCTTTATCGTAAACGCTGGTATCCGTAATTCCTCTATTTCTTCGTAAGCCCTTGAGATTTTTAATCATCCTTGGGTAGTAGTCCTGCAGGAATTTAATGTCTATCCCAGCATCCAAGGCTTGCCTATGAAGCCTTTGCAGCATCGCATCTATCTGGTCAAACTGACCTGCTAGCACCCCACTAGAATCAATTTTATTAAGAGCAGTTGTCCTTCTGTTTACATCCCTATTGTATATGCCTGCAGTAAGGTCAGTTATATCCGAGTCAGACAAAGTGCCTAGCTTTTTAAATTCATTTAGCCTTTGAAAAAATGGTTGAGCTATCTCCATGTTTTCCTTCATGGACACCATTGACTGAAGCTCAAACCTTCTAAGAGAGTTAAAAATCTTTGGGCTTATTTGAAGTAGCTGCTGGTCAAGGGGTTCTACTATTGAGCCAGCAACGCCTTTGGCACTTGCGCCAAAATCAGTTACCATATCTCTAGCATTCTCAGGCAGCATACTAAGACCCTTTGCTGTAGCTTTCTTTGTGTACTTTAAAACTCTAGGGTCGGCTGCTATAAATCCAGCAACAAAACTGCCAGCTCTACCCCCGGGCATCTCATCTGGATCAACAAGCCCTGCTGCTGCTCCACCAGAAACAGTCCTAGCTAGCAGCTCTTTCATTAATCTAGCCTGAGCCTGTGGATTTGTTGGCATGGAGTAAGGTACTATACCTAGCACGCTACCCGGCATAGCTTCTTCTGCCATCTGTTCATTTTTAGTAAGTGCAGGTGAGTATTGAAGCCTAACCCTTTCATTAATTAGGTTTGATCTTTGCTCATTAAGTTGCCTTCTTTCCTTCTTAGACAGCCCACGCCTGCTTTTTATTACCTGCTCTCTGTTTTGAAGTTGAGAAACCTCATTATCAATCTCCCTGATTCTTACCATTTCTGGAGTTGATGCTGGGCCTGCACCCTCACTTATTGGGGTTGATGCTGGGCTTCCAAGTTGATTGGACTCTAGTGCCTCTTGCAATTCTTTTGCGATCTCGTCCCCTTCAGCCATTGCAGGCTTAGGTTCTGGCTCAACTTTTGACTTTAAGTTTTTAAGAAGATCAGGATTTTTTTGATTAAGGTAGTCTGCTGCTTGTTTGCCTGTCATACCTCTCATTGGTATAACCGCATCAACTGCTAGGTTTAGTGCAGACCCCATGAACATAGCTTCTAGTCCACTAATAACTCTGTTTGACTCTTTTCCTGTAATAGCCTCGGTCAAGGTAGGCATGTTGTAAGCATACCCAAGTCCAAACTCGGCTGCTGCAGTAGCAGCTAATGCGCCTTTATTTATTACACGCTTACCGCCCTCTCTTCTGACTACAGTAGCAAGACCTCTCTTTGCTAGTTCCTTATATACTCCGACTGAACCCCCCATTACACCTAGCACTTGACCAAACCCTTGCCACTTTTGGTTTTCGGGGTAAGCTACCATTTCCAGTGCTTTCATCCTATGGTATGTTGACGTATCTCCATCCATTTTTTCAGCAGCAAACACAGCCAAATCAACTGCTGGTTGGGTAAGACCTCCAAGTATATTAAAGATGGGGTCACTAGGGTCTTTGACCCCTGACATGGGTTTGTATATTTCTTGTGCTACATCCTTAAATCCATTGGCTGTAGCATTTCCCCTTTGGTTCAGTATTCCTCCTATTGCTATAAATGAATCAGGAGAAGCCTCATATAGTTCTTGTGGGGAAACTAAACCTTTCCTTACAGAGTCATATAGATACTCTGTCCTGTCATCATATAACTCCCCATATACATTTACCTTGCGTGTAGATGTGACTATTGGGGCGTAGCTTCCTGAAGATTTATTTGATTGGTATCTTACTTCTTTTTCGCCAGTCTTATATCGGCCTAGCTCTGGTTCTTTTTTTGTAAGCTGGTCATAAAACTTGAGCATTAAATCTTCTTTGCCATTATTGTCTAAACCAGACCAATAACTTGAAAGTTGCTCATCGCTATTAAGGAATTCTCCAAATTTTTTTCTACGAAAATTGAGCCTTTGCGCTCTGCTCATTGAGGCTATGTCTGGTCTTGCCATTAGTTTTCGTCCTTGTCGTCATCCTCAGTGAACAGTGTGTCCATATAATTGAAAATTCTATCTTGCACTTCACTAGAACCCAAAGAGCCTCCGCCCTGATTAGGCATGGCAACTCCCTCTGTGCCTCTACTAACTCCACCAAGGGTTAAGTTAGTAACTCTTCTGTAGTCATCTATCATGCCAAGATTATCTGAGGTAATTGGCTGGGTAATTGTGACTTTGCCGCTAGAAGTTTTTTTATGAATAGTCATCATATACCCCCCTCCTTTAAGCTCTTTAACCTCTGCTTCCATTCCTGTGGGTTTAAAAGGCTTACCTGCTGCCTTAGATTCTTGATAACCTAGCAAAAGCGAAGACATGTCTGCTATGGATAAAGCCCCATTAGGCTTATACTCTTCATACCTCTTTACGATTTCGAGGTTAGTCATCTCCTTAGCTCCTGCTAGGTGTCTTGCCCTAGCTTGCATTAATTTTTCTTTTTGTTCACCAGTAAAATTCCCTTGCTCTAGTGAGTAAAGAAACTCACTAGTCGGCAGATCATTTCCTTTGGTGCTCAAATGCTTGTAGTAATCTGACTGAGACTTTCTGTACTTTCTAAGACTAGCATTATTTTCTCCAGCTTGCTCCAGTGCTTTTGTGGCATTCTCAAGCTTCTTTTTTTCTATATTATGCTGACGCAAAGAATTATTTAGCTGCTGAGTAAGCTTTTTTTCTTCTAATTCATATTGCTTGGCAAACTGAGCCGACCCTTGCTTGATTCTTTTTTCTGCTAGCACTTTCTCAATAGCCATTTGCTTTGCCTTTAACCTAATGTCTTGTTTGGCAAGCGCATTTCTAGCTTTAAAGTTTTTGCTATCTAAATTTAATCTTCTGCTCTCGTTACGCAATTGTGCATCAGATATTTCCATGCTATGATTTGCCACAAGACTTGCTCTTTCTTCTGCACTTTTTGCTAGAGCATAATTTTTCTCGTCAAAGGTAATATCTGATAATGTCTTAGCTGTGCTAGCACTTATTTGGTCTATTTGCGCATCTGTAAGTCTCCCTTCAATAGCAAGTTGTTCCTTGCCCATCTGAAGCTTTTCTTTTTCGAGAGCCAATTGATCTTCTGTAGATTTCTCAAAAAAGTCCTGCTTCCTTCCTGCAAGGCCAAGCTCAGAAAGCCGTAACTCTCGATCAAAGATGTTGCCTTCCTCCTGAATATCAAGTGCTCTACCTTGCAATTCAATGCCTGCTCTTCGGTCTTGATCTTGTGCTTGTGAGGTTGAGAGAGACTGCAATAATGCAGCCACAGCACGAGGGTCAGCCTTAGCAAGCTGCTTTGTTGCTTCAGCTACCTCGTCTGGGTCATTAAGGTTTACGCTTTCGCCAAACAAGCTTTGGGCAATCCCTTTATTTTTTAATATAAAATTGGCTGTTGCCTGATTCCTTTGTTTCTCTTCTTTTTTTAACCTTTTTGTCTCAACATTCTGAGCAATTGTATTTCCTAAATTTTGAAACATCTGCCCATAGGCAGCACCTGCTCTTTCAAATCCGCTAGCATCAATGGGTGCTAGGTTTACATTTCTAAACATTGCCATTATGCTATCCTCCTGTCCATCCAGCTACGAATTATATTTTTAAGTGCAGGCTTGTTGCTGATGTATTTAGCGAATTTTTCGCCATGCTTGATGTATAACTTTACCAGCCACATTGGTGCTTTGTAGATTAACCACTGCCTAAACTGTACCCACTTGGGGTTGTTTTCTCCATATACCTCACGAGCTACCCAGCAACCAATTGCACTTCCTATGCCGCTAAACAATCCTGACATATATTGACCCTGCGCTGACGCTTCTGCTCCCTTGAGGTTAACCAGATTTGCATAAGCCTGACCAGTGTATCCAACTCCTGCTTCGGGATTAAAAAATGCGCCCTTGTTTAAGCCTCCTGCCATGCCCATCTGCTGTCCGTAGATTTGATTGCCTGCGCCTTGCCTACCTAGAATTGCCATGAACGGATCGTACTGCTGCCGCATGCCTGCTACTTGAGTTCCGTATCCTCTTGCTTGCATCAGGCGTTGATTGCGAACATCGTCAGTCCTACGGAATAAATCTTGTGCAGCAACATTGTCAAAAGATCTTCCAGCAGCAGTGTACTGAGCTAGCAATGGCTGTGAAATCTCACGTCTTTCTTGGTCACTAAGTCTTCCTTGCCCTTCTATTGACTGCATAGCATCACGCTCAAGTGCTTCCATCAAGGGGTTGGCTTCCTTAAAAGCATCCCTAGCTTCTGCACCATATTCTCTGACTAGTGCCATGTCTCCCTCAACTTGCGCCCTCTTGTCAGCAGCAGCCTGCTCCCTTGTGTATTGACCCATGCCAACCTCTTGCGCCCTAGCACCAGCCCCAGCACCACCATACATGTCTAGCAAACCAGCTTGGCCATCTGATCCGTATAGTGCAGATCGTAGCAGGTCAATGTCTAGCTGCTGTTGTTGTGGCCTGAACTCACGCTCAGATGCCATTAGCTCTGGTGCTAGCTCTATTTGTGCTTCAAGACCACTGCGGTATGCCTCGCCATAGGTCTCTTGTTTAGGTACGTTTATTTTTGGGCGGCCCATGCTATTTCCTTTACTCGTTTAAATGAATACGTTTTTAAATTCCTGCTTCCTCTTATCCACCTTTCAAAGCACACAAATGGCAGTGGGTACGGAACCATGTCCAACAATGCGCTGAGTGATCCCACTAGTAGTTTAATGTACCATGCGTCTGCTCCAACTGTACCCCATTGATCGTGTGGCTCGGTGGTCGTGAATAGTTTAACTGGCTTACCTAGCACTAAGAAGTCAGGTGTGCGAATCATGTAGCCCCTCTGTAGGTAGTCTGCAATGTCATGCTCCAGACTCATCGGGTAGCCCATCTTTTGATACAGGCTCCTCGCTTCTGTCATTAGGTTTAGCATTGAGTTCGTTTAATACTGCTATGGCTCCGATGTAGCGTTGTACCTGTGCCTTGGCTTCCTCTAGTCCCTGTTGATATTCTGCTAGACGCTTGGTAATCAGTTCTTGCATTAGGCTAGCGTTCCGAGTGTTGCGGTAGTTACGTTGCCACTTGCATCTGTTTTCCTAACTTTAAAAGAACTTCCATCAGTATAAAAACTTATAGATGAATTAGGTTGTGCGGTTGTCATTTCCGACCCCTCATGGTGCAATGCTACGTGACCATTTGCCATAGCTTTAAGAATGTTATGGGTATCTCCTGCTGCAACTGAGCCATTTGTCATAGACCAATCAATGTGTAATGCATTTCCCTTTTGATAAATATGACTAGCGTTGCCAGTTCCGTTTGTATCAAAAAGCTGTAGTAGTGGAGTTCCATTTGCTTGTATAGATACAGTAGCGTTGTCTGCCTCACCTGAGTCATCGTTAGTTGCAAAGCTTTGCACGAGTAGCCCAGTTCCTTTGGCTGATGTATTTTGAGTAATAATAACTTCGGCTGGGTGTGTTCCGCTTGGCCCGTATGTGCTATCAAATGGTGTACCACCTGTAGAATTATCCGTAGCACCAGTACCAGTAAGTGTATTTGCGCCTATAAGCACCTGACCATTAACCGTTAATTCGTAACCAGAGAGAGGAGTACTTCCTACACCTACTGCATTGTTAGTGCCATCTACCTTTAGCATGTTAGCGTTACCAGAGGACTTAACCACAAAATCGTGACTGCCCTGTGATGCGTTAAAGGTTGCTGCTCCGTCTCCTGCTTCGGTAACTAGAGCATTCAGGTTTGTGTGAGTAACGGTATCTCCGTCTGCGTATGGTGTATTTATTGCGAGTGCCATTATACTGTCTCCGTGTAACTGCGTAGGTTAACCCTGCCACTCGCAACCAACGAACGGATTTTGGGCCTTCCTCCTAATGTTGTCAATTTAAGTTCAAGTCCATAGCCCCTTTTTCGGCCAAGGCTAAATCTATTTGTAAAATCCCCAGTGCTTTTGCTTGTTGTTAAAATATCCTCTGAGCTATCTGGATTTTGCGTGTTTACTGTAACCCTAACAATGCTCACTCTGGAGTTTAAAATTGCACTTTCATTTAACGTAAAAGGCAATATTAATGGGGGTCTTATCGTAGAAGTGGACTCCCAATTAAGAACCCCATAGTGCCATCGTTTAATATCAATATTCTGAAGAGTGTACCTGCGTGTAGTAAGTGTACCTGCTATCGGTACTTCTCCTTCGTTTCCTACGCTACCAACCTCATCAAAGTCTTTCTCTTCCGTTAACCAAACTTCACCATCTTGCGATGTAGCATATAGTCTACCTACTCCGTTCTTACGCATGACAATAAGTCGATCTAGGTATGTGTTGCTAGGAAATGTATCAATTGACTCCCATGCTGCATTAAGTGTGTTGTAGATATACAGGCTGTCGTTCTGCGTGTTGCTTCCAGTAGGTACAGCTAGGTAGTAGCGATTATTGTGGTAAACCCCGTGGGCATTATCCTGCGCTGCCGCAAAGTTTATGTTCTGTATATCTGGGTCGATGGTAGCAGACAGTGGCTCATTGCGTACCTTTAGTAGTGCAACTGGCGTGGATGTGCTTGCGTTTGCATTAATCCCCGTAGTCAGGCTATGCACACCATTGTCGGATAAATAGAATACTTGGTCTCCGATCTGCGCTACACTGTCCCTAGCAATCAGTCCGTGCTGTCTGGTAATCTCATACACCGATGACTGCATAACCCCACTACTGTTTACTACATCTACGTTAGTAATCAAGTGTATACTGTGCCGCTTAAATACTATAATTTGGTTTTCGCTAAACGGGGAGATGCTTACAATCGGGTCTTGGTCTCCCTTGTTAAATGTAAACTCGTTAGCAACATCAAACGTAAGGGGGTCTAGCAGGTCGCTAAATGCTAGGGTGTAGTCATCCTTAACCACCACTAACCTATTGCGAAATGCAATAGCCATATCCCCTGCTGGCACATTGTTGTTCTGGATAAAGTCAGCGTCCCCAGAAAGTTGAGCAGATAAGGTAAACGGCAATGTCAGTGTCTCCCTAAAGTCTAGCCCACCTACGTCACTTTTAACCAAGACAGGACTCGACTGTCCTCTGAAAAAAAACAAACGATTTAAGCACTGCACTAACCTAGGTTTGGCATTTACGTCTATTGTTGTCCCAGAGGGATAGGCAATGTTTTGCAATGAAGATACACCGTCCTGAAATAACGAGAGTTTGTCTCCTAGCATCAGCGCAATATACTCATTACCAGTAGAGTCCATAACAAGGTTACTGCTGCGTATACCCCCTGTTCCTCCCAGTATCGCATTGCTATCTAACGTAAACGATAACTTCAGTGGTGGTCTGTCAGTACCGAAGTCGATTGCGTTAGTCTGCTTATCGAGTCCCTTGCGTACCTGTGCGACCTTACGATCAAAACGCATATTGCCAGCAGTAGATAGCACGCCAGCAGGTAAGGTCTCTGAGTTTTCTCTACTATTAAACCCTATAAATCCACTGTCCCCATCTTCCTGTATGGGGTCATCTAGGGGGTATGTCTGTCTGTACCTGCTCATTCCTCTGGAACTACAACATCTTTTGGTGGTGCTAGCAATGGTAATCCATCAAAGCCAAGTTGCGCACCAACATCTAATGAAGTAGATTGCTCATCATTAAACTCCATCTCAAACTGAAAAACCGCAGGGATACTAAAGTTCATTTCTTCAACACCCCTGCTACTCATGCAGCCTGAAAGCAACAAGCATGTGCCAATAAATAATGCTAGCAAGCATGCTAGCAAAATTGCTGCAATTTGCTCACGAATCACTTACGATGCTCCTTTGCTATAGATAGTAGCATGTAAACGCATGTAAGTAGACCAGCAGCAATACCTACAATAAGATTTAGTTCGCCTAATCCAAATGAAGCTGCTGTGCCAGTGACACCTACTATTGCGTCACGCATGCTACTTCTTTCCAGTCTGCTTGGCCTTTCCCACATTTAGTGCAAGTAGATCAAGTATGCGATACGCTTTACTTACCCAACGCTTGGCCCCATCAACAAACTGATCATCTTTGGGGGTTGGGGTAATAGCAGCAATTGCGCTAGCAGCAGCTATGCTAGATGTTACTGCTAGCATGATAGTCTGAAGATTTAGTTCCATTATGCTACAGTTACGGTTAGATTGCCGCTTGAGATTTGGAATGAATCCCCATCATTAACGGTGGCAGAGCTGTCTAAAGCAGTATAAAACAATAAGTTGCCACTAGTGCTAGCGTCAAATATGCCTATACTGGTTACTGTTCCCCAATTACCACCTGATGCTGTAAATCCTGTTATGTCAGCATTGCTAGAAAGGCTTCCGCCTGTTCCGCTTGCTGCACTAAACTTAGCAGTAATTTCAACACGAGAATATCCGTTGCCACTTACTTCTGTTCCGCCACCTGCGTCACTTGGTGCAGATGTAAACAGACCTAAATAGATATTAGTCGGTGCTGTAATGTTTGTTTGATTAAGGTAACAATCAAGAATCTGGTTCTCAACGTAATCTGATGCTTCTGACATAGTTAGTGTCTCCTGTTATAGTTGTGTTTGTTAAATTCCTTCGGGATCGGTGTACCACTCACCTTCGGGATTGTTTAAAATAGTTAACATTTCAGCCTGTGTGTAGGCAGTTTTCCCTTCCAGCCATGCTGGTGCTGTGCCTTCATACTTAACAAATGTCTTGGTCTTGTCGTTATTCCAGCGAAGTGTCCTAGAACTGGTTTCAAGTACCTGCTCGAAATTAATATTAGTCGCCTCATCAGCGGTTAGGATTACATATGTTCTGCTCACAATGTATCTTCTGGTTCGTAGTTCTCTATCGTACCCTGTATGACATTGACAGAAGGCCAGCTCCCGTTTTCCTTGACCTTTAGAACCCAAGTGCCGTCTTCGATCTGCGAGGGATTGCCATAGGTCATGCCGTTGGGTAGCCCTAGGGCGGTAATTAATCTATCGGCTTCAGCTTGAGCCTCAGCCTGCGAGGTAAATCTTACGATCTTCATTAGAAATCAGTAAATCCACTAAGGTTATATTTGCTTTCTACATAATCAATTAAAGCATTTTTGTCTGCTGTGGTTAAAGGCCCAGATGTGGCAGAGCCTCCCCCTCCAATCCATAGGGCCATTTCGTACACCTTGCCATTTGGCCTGTAGCTACTGAAACCACCACCAAAACCTCCGATACCGATATTTGAAGTAGACGCTCCAGAGCCAGTGCTACCCTGTGCGTTATCGCCATCGACGTACAAATATGATGGGTCACTAGTATTAGGCTTCTCAAATAACAGCATGCGAGTGCTAGCACTCAAGGAAGTTAATCCGCTATTGTTGCCTGTACCATTGTAACCACGATTAGTATCACTGTAGTAATAAAGCAAGTCGGAGGCTCTTCTAGTAAACAAGCCATTAGAGGTTCCATTCATTCCTGTCCAGTAACCGTTGTCACTTTTCATGACCTGAAACCAAACAAAAGGCCCGTATATAAAATTCTTAGTTTGCTCAATTAACTGATCGCCACCATCCCAATCTAGGTAGGGGAGGCTATTTTCTCCGCTAGAATACCATGTTGGTTGCGCACTCGAAGATGATTGAGGCCCGTGATTATAAATAGATGAGCCAAATTTAGGTTTCCATGCAGTAGTTAGACTACTTCCATTAGAGGGGTTACCTGAAGAGTCTACCCCATTAATCTTTGCGGCATCAAGGTGCCAGAGTGGTTGCTGTGAAACGGAATTAGTTCCGTCCAAACTATACGGAGAATTTGTGGACTGATATTCACGCCACTGACTGCCATCGTAAATGATGGTTTTATAGGTGTCTGTCTCATAAAGCATATCACCCTGACTTGGGCTAGCAGGACGAGTGGAGGATGTGCAGGTATTTAGGGTACTCATGTCGGTGTGAATTCTGCCCAGCCAAGACTGGAGTCATATACATAATAGCTTTCAGTATCGGTTCCGTATGCTACTGTACCATTTGACGGAGTGCTGGCGAGTATATTTGTTTCGGTGTCGAATGTAGAAATTGTAAATCCAGAACTGCTAGAACTTGGAACGTCTGTGCTAAAGGTTGGACTGTTATTAAGGGTTGCTGTATGCCCATTGCCAGAGGTGTCGGCTACAGTAGTTCCTGTATTTTCTTCCATTCGCCAGTAGCCCACTAAGTTAGACTCGCTAGAAAGGTTTGTAGGCGCACCATTGTTGTAAATATTACTTACTTGCGTACTGGTTAGTTCGGAACTAAATACTGCTACTTCATCTATTTTTCCGTTTGCGTAGTCAGGAACAAAGTTAGCACCACCGATCCACACATCAGTTGTAGTGTTATGCATTGCTGTATATCCACCTCCAGAATTACTGCTAGTACTTAATGCGCTACCGTTTAGGTATAGTTTCATACCATTATAGGCAGTTGATCCACCTGTTCCGTCATACGTCATTGCAACGTGTATCCACGACCCTTCGTGAGACTGAATAGAAGATGAGTAAACGCCCCTGTAATTGGATGTAGCACCATCATAAAGGTTAACCCCAAGTCTATCTAATCCGTCTACACCAAAAACATACTCGATATTTGAGCTATTAGTTTGTTTGGAGAAGATTCGGAATTTAGTAGCATCATCCATCTTAATCCAAGCTGCTACACTAAATGCTGAGTCGGTGGTGGAATTACCGAATGAAAAGTCGTTGTGGTCGCTTACTGACAGGTATTGGTTAGTCCCGTCTAGTGCTATGCTGTAGTTGTTAGAGTAAACTGGCAGGTCGGTACTGAAGCTTACTCCGTTTTTTGTAGTAGCTGTTCTGCTGTTTCCAGACGAGTCAGCTATGGTTCCGTTGCTACCGCTAACAGTATTATCCTCAAAACGCCAGTAACCTTGCAGGTCTGCGGATGAAGTATAGCTACCATTATTACTAGTCAAGTTAAACGGTTCACCACTATTGTAGACCTTGGTAATCTCTGCCGCTGTTAGAGCGGAATCCCAAATTGCAACCTCATCTATTTTTCCGTCGATACCGTATTGACTATAGGCGGAACTTCTAAAAGCACTAATATTAGTTAGAGTTCCTGCACTTGAAGATCCTAAAGGTGCATCAAATTCTCCGTTTGTCGCAGTCGCCTCGTAACTTCCGTTTACGTAAATTTTAATTGTCGCACCAGTACCAGTACCTGTTCTGGTATACGCTAAATGTACCCAAGACCCAGTTGCTGGTAACGTAGTTGCTTCAACTGTTGAGTTTCCACTTCCACCCTTTCTGCCGCTTACTTGATACCTTAATTGACTGCTAACTTCTCGTAAACGAAGCTGAAGGTAATCGGAATTATTGGTCGATCCACCCATGTAAAATATCGAGTCGTAATTACTTATAGTATCGAACTTTACCCACAGACTAACAGTATGCTCACCATTGCCTATTATGTTCTGGGCATTAAATCCGTCCACCTCAATTAAATCATCTGATCCATCGAATGATGCGCTGTAGTTATTACTGTAAGGCGTGCTAGCACTACCACTAGCAGATGCTGATAGGTTGACTTGGCAAGATGCTGTTCCTGAGTGGGTTTGTGTAGTTGTGCCACTAGCGGTTGATAATATGGTTACGCCAATGCTAGCTGTTCTTGAGTGTAGTTCTAGTAAGTTTCCGTTAGCACTTGTTGTAACCGCTACTGAAACTGTTGCTGTTCCTGAGTGGGTAACTGGTAATACAGAATGGTCACCCATCTTCCACCAACCTTCTAGGTCGCTACTGCCTGTTAAGCTGGTTCCACTACCACTGTTATAAAGACTGGATACTTCGGTAGATGATAAAGACTTTGACCAGATACTTACGTCATCGATTTTATAATCATGGTAAATTTGTGAACCACTTGAGGATGACTGTCTGCCTATTGCTATTTTTTCTGTAGTTGTAAAATCATCGAAATCAATAGTACCTCCTCCGCTCGCTTGGTTTGATGCCACCTCACTTCCGTTTTTATAAATTTTAAGTGTATGATTTGTAGAGCTAGTCCTAATACCTACTAATACTAAATGTAGCCACCCCGAATCACCGTTACCTAATGCTCCTGTAGTCTGGTTTACCGAAAGCGCAACTCCTCCAGCTCTGTAATATGCTTTTAGTAAACCGCTTTGTGTATAGAACTGAAGATAGTCAGGACTTGATGAATCTCCGTGAGGATAGTTCATTAATAACCTGATGAAAGATGCGTCACCATCTGGTAATCTAGCCCACAAGCTAAACGAAAATGAAGACCTAAGAACTGACTGATAGGTACTGCTAAATTGTGCGTAGTCATTAGTTCCATCAAAGTCTGTAGCTCTTGATCCTACCGCTGAGTCAGAAGTAAACAAAGGCCCATTAACCAAAGTCATATTGTTACCGTTAACAGTCTCATCGGGTACAGTTGTATTAGTATTAATACCTGCTGCACTTGCACTTAGATTAACCTGACAGGAAGCTGTGCCTGAGTGGGTAATAGCATTGCCATCACCCATTTTCCACCATGCAGCAAGATTACTACTACCTGCTAGGTCGGTTCCGTTACCGCTATTGTAAAGGTTACTAATTTGCGTAGACGTTAAGGCTGTACTCCAGATACTTATATCGTCTAACTTTCCGTCGTATTCAAAAGAAGGAACATATTGTCCCAATCCGTTAACGCTACCGTAAGCACCAATACTAGCAAACGAATCTACGGAAAAAAAGTTAGACAATGATAGCGTGTCGTTTCCGTTATTTGCTACTGTTACTGATGACCCATTAATGTAAATTATTGGAGTACAAGTACTATCTACTGTTACAGCAAGATGCGTCCAAGACGATTGCGCACCATCAGAAAATGCTGGGTTTAGTGTTTGCCTTCTTCTAAATTTACTTGATGTTCCATTCCAGTATTGGATGCCAGCTACTATATCACCACTTTGGTGTGTAAAAACCTGAAATGTCCATTCTGAAGTTCCAGAAGCTCTTTTAAACTCTCCCGAAGAACTAAAAATATAATTTACTTGAGTCGTTTGACCATCATTTGGTTTTAACCATGCACTAAAGGTAAACGGAGAATCTAAAACGTCTTCGTAGGTACTAGGTACGGTTGCCCCATGATCGCTACTTCTGTCAAAATCTACGCTTCTTGATCCTATTGCTGCATCAGCAGAAAATGATGGAGTAGTAGAAGACGAAGGACTACTAACCAATGTCATTGTGTTGCCGTTTCCGCTTTCATCAAGAACCTGTGTTAACGGATCAAAAATAAGCCCTGATGCGCTTACGCTTAAATTAACCTGACAAGATGCTGTACCTAAATAAGTTTGCCCTGTTTCTCCAGCAGCAGTTGTAGTAATAACTATAGATGCTGTTGCTGTACCGCTATGGGTAGAGGTTACTGAAGCAGATACTGTTGAACTGATTACAACTCCAACGGTAGCAGTGCCGAAGTGTTGCTGATCTGTTTGCTGACCACTTGCTGAAACTGCAATTGATGTTGATATTGTTGCTGACCCTTCGTGTGCCACTGAGCCAGCACAAGCAGCTAGCATGCTAACACTTATCCTAGCAATGTTATCAGTAACACCACCACGGGTACTGGCTATGTACCTTCCTTTAAATGCTGGTGCAAATCTTAGCATCGGTGTACCACTAGGGCATTAGGAATTTTCGATAGATATAAAGAAGCGTAGTTTTAGGTAGTCAGCGTAAGCGTGAGTCGTAGACTCCCTAGCGATAGCACCTATATAGATTGTGCTATTGTCAGAGTTGTACGGTATTGGAGCAAACGGAGATACTTGCGCTACATTTGCATTACCTAGATTTACCCAAGAAACTCCAGAGTCTACCACAGAAAGAACCTTGGTAGAGTCAGACACTGATATGCTAGCAGTTGAATCCTCCGAACCAATGGATACGTTTCCATCTAAAAATACTATATCAAATCTTTTTCCAGTGCTATTGCAATCTATGGCAATAACATTATTGATCGTGCCTCTTGCTGGTCTCGTTGTTGGGCCAAGAACTATTGCTTGAGTTGCTGCAATTACATCTCCTGAAGCAAATGTGCTAGCAGGGTGCGTAAGGGTAACGTCTATTACTTGGGTTCTAAAATTACTTATGCTAGGCATTGTGCTATCTCCATTGTGATGAGGTGTGTGTTGTAAATATTGTTGCAGTTTGTTGACGCTGCTGACGCTCTAATATGTCTAGCTCATCTAGCATTGCCTCTTCCGCTTGCGTTCTTACGAGCCTGTTTTTTTCATGCTGCCCCTCCGATGCTAGCCAATCACTGTAGCATCCATAAACGCAATAATTGAAAAACCTATACGGAAACGTGTGAGTGCTGTCGCTACCATCGTAGCTTGAGTAGTCTGGTATTCGTTGTCTATATAAGACAAAAACCGTTGCTAGGTTTGTTGTGTTAAGTAATACCGCCCCCTCGTGATTTACCAAAAACGGAACCTCATACGGAAACTTATTTGCATAAGGGTCGGCTGAGTAAATATTTAAAAACTCACCTATAGCCTCCTTATTGGTTTGCTCGTAGGCAATTACATTGCTAGCAGGAGTTCTTTGTTCGGTTCTGCAAATGTCAGGCCAATTTGCACGATTCCATCCTTTGCGAATCCATGCCTTAAAAAAACTATTTATAGCTGACTTTTCTGTAGCTAGCAGGGTGTCAGCCCCAATCAGATGCTGTACATTACTGAGAAGGTCATTATATTTTGCAGTTCTTTCTGCCATGCTAGCATGCCTTAAATTGAGGGTTATCCCTATCCCACTCCCTTAACCACTGCTTGTCACTCCAAATTGCAGCATCTCCGTGATGTTGTATCCATCTGTGAAATTCACGGGCAGGAATAACTCTTTTAAGTTGCCCCAGTCCCTGCTTAGTCTTTGCACCTATACACTCCTGTGCTTCCTTTTGTGCTTCCATGTGCCGCTTTTTGGCAACGGACTCCTGCACTTCATGCTGGGTAGCAGTTCGCAAATAACGCTCAAGGTTATTCATGTATTGAGTGCCGTTTAATCCGACAAGCTGCGGTACTTCTATGTTTTTTTCGCTCATTTCTTTTACTCACGGAGGGGTGGGGCATAAAGCCCCAACCCCTATGGATGTGAGTGATGGGAAAAATCCCTTATGAAGCAGCGTCAAACTTACCATGCGCTAAAGGCGAACCTACAGACAGGGTAAGGATTGCGTCAGCATAACCTCTGCGTCCTCCACCAAGGTCATCATTCTCATAAGAAGACTCAGCCTTGAGTGTGTGTACTGTGATTAGACCCGGATCAAGTAAGTATCCACGGGTTCCATTGATGGTAGCACTTCCAGAAGTGCGAGCATTAAACAAGGTTGGCACAATGTTAATAATACCAAAATCACCTTCATACTGAGAGATGTTTAAGGTAATTGAACGTGATGTGCTGTCCTCATTAACAGTTAGAGGTGTAGCAGTAGTGCTGCCTTCGGAACGAGCAAAATCAGTAATTGCACGTTTTAGGCTTGGGCCAGCAACAAGCATTAGACGGTCGTTGCTAGCACCAACAGTTTCATAGCGGCTTTGTAAAACTGCGTTAAGGTTGGATTCAGTCAAGCTTCCAGTAGCAGTTGCGTTGATGCTGTTGGTTGGGGTTTGGTATGCAGACGCAATGTCAGATGCAGCAGTTGTTCCTGCATTACCTGTGCCACTGCTGTCAGCGATGAATTTACCAAGACCACGGAGTAGGTAGCGATTGCTGCTGCCGTCTTCTGCGCTGCGGTCATTGTCAGAACAGATAGCAGACTCGATGTCACGTTTGAGTTCTTTAAGGCACTTGCCTTCTGCGTGAGCAATTTCGTTAGCAACTCCGGCTACAGCAACACGCTCTTGAACGTCAGAAACTTGCCAGCCACGACGGAAGATTTGAACATAGTTACCAATCTTAGCACGAGTGCTAGATTTATTTTCGTAGGAAGCGTCAGTGCCTTCTTGGACTCCAGCAAAAGCAGGATCGGAAAGGTCTTCTACGACAGTCTCTACGAATGTAGCGTTTGCAGAGGACTTGCCAGCCATTGAAAGAACTGGGGTGTCTTCTGGGGCAAGAACAGTTAAGATGTCTTTGATGTCCTCACGATTAGATGCTGCACTACCGATTGTGGTTGTGCTGTCAGTTGTATAAGAATTGGCGAATGCCATGATATTTGTCTCCTTGAATTATTTAGGTGTTAAGCTCCACGGGTTTCTACTTTAAGTTTCCGTAGTGCGATGAGGTCGTTCTGATTCCCTGTCCTCTGAAACCTTTGTTCTGCTTCCTGTATGCGCTTTTGTAAATCTGTCATCCTGCCTGCCATTTGCTTTGGCTTTGCTGATTGTGGCGTAGCTGCTACTGGAGGCTTTCCTGTTGGTGCGCTTTTCTTTTTTTGCTCACCATTTTCTTTTGAATTAAAAACCTCCCACCCTATTGCCATTAATCCCAAAGCAAAGTTGCCTGCTGGAATTGTTTCAACGAATGAACTATACTCAGGCAAACTTTTCATTTGATGGAAAAACTGAGTCTTCGTGTCTTCTTGATTATCTAGCCAGTTAAAGTTCTGGCTAGCTAAACCGTCAAACTCCTGACGCTCTTTAATCCATTTCTTACGAATCGGATGATCGTCGGACATCTCACGCCTAGCACGCTCTCGGTATTCCAGCAAATCCCGTTTGGTATACTTTTGTCCATCAGACTCTACCAGATACTCATTTCCCTCGTCGTCCCATTGTGGCTCATTATGCAGTTGATCCCCTGCCCAATCTATAAGACTGCGAAGCTGGGTCTGTCTATCCTCAAGTTCATCAATAGTATTGATTCCATGCAAAGGACTATCGTCTGATATTTTTGTCTTCTTGCCTGCCTTTTGAATTTGCTTATCTTTTTCAGCAACTGTTTCGTCATAACGCCGCTCCAACGCTTCAAGCCTCTCTTGCAGTTCTTTTTTCTGCCCAGTGAGCCTACCGAATCGTTTTACTGCCCTTGACCCTAGTTGCTTTGCTAAAGCTTCAGCTTCTTCAGGTGGCAATTCGTCCAGATTTATGCCATACTTAGAAAGAACATCAGTCCCATCGGTTGCTAGGGTTTCACTAGCAGGTTCTTCCTGCTGCTCATCCCCAACAGTTTCAGGGGTTTCCTCTGATTCTGGCTCCTCTACAGTTTCTTCAGTAGTGTCTACCTCCTCTTCGGACTGATCGGCCCCACCTGTACGTCTTTCTAGCAGCTTTGCTACTAACTCGTTACCCGACAGGTTTTCGGCCTGTGTCTCTGCCACCGCACCTTGATCTTCTGGGGCAGGTGCTTCGCCGCCATTTTCGTTTTCCATCAAACAATCCTCCTTGTTTACACCAAGAGCTACTTGCTCTAGTTATTTTAATTTGCAACTAACGTATGTTAATTGTCAACAAATTTTGCCCACTCGTCCCAGATTTCATCATAGGCTTCTATTTTGCCGCTAACCATAAAATGCCGATTGGTGGATTCAATAACCTGCGGAGTCTGCAAGTGTATCAAATTTTCATTCATTTTGTCCTGCACCCAGCCAAGGAATGTCTTAAAATGTTCTGAGTGCGAAAGTGAATCCTTGGCAATTAACACTTTCTGGTCGGGCTGCGGTTTGGTGGATTTCCGTACCGATGCTTTTTTGCTAGCAGGCTTTTTCGGTGCAGGCATTACCAGTTTTTGCAAGACCAATAGCCAGCAGTTAGCTTGCTTTTCTTTTGGTCGCACTTGTGCCTAGCACGAAACGACTTTCTTCTAGCAGGCTGGTTTTTTTTGATCTTCATTTTAGCGTCACCAAATCGAATAGTTTTCGTTTGATCCCCTTCTTTGGCAACAACTATAAATTTTTTGGTTGGATGGCTAGGTGTTCTTTTGGGCTTATTGTAGCCAGACACGCCAGCCCTTGCTAGCTTTGGGTCTTTTTTCCTCATTTGCATTTACACTTTCCGCCTTTAGATTTTTTCCTAGGGCGACCTCTTTTACTTCCGTATGTTCCTTTTCCAGATGGCATATCTATGCTTTCTTTGTTCTGCGCCCCATGCCGACTCTCCTTTTTTCGGCAACGAGTGCTTGTTTCTTTTTGCCCACCTGCTTCCAAGTCTTGGGCGTTTTCGATGAAATCTTTTTTGTCGGCCTGCACTTCTTAACACCCTTAGTTTTTTTATTGCCGCAAGCTCGTCCATGCTGGTCAGTCCACTTTTCTTTAAACCAACGCCTTAGTGCATTGCCCTTTGCTGTTTTCCTTATCCGCATTACTTTCTTTTCTTAGCTTTTTTCTTGCGGCATTTTGCTATAGCACCACTAGCGTATGCAGAAGGAAAGACCTTGTAGCTAGCTTTGACTTTTTTATAGCAAGAATCTTTTTTTGTTTTTTTCCTAGGCATATCAATTTTTGTGTCGTAGCTCGTCGATCTGTGCGCTTTGCAACTTGGCTTGCTCCTCTAGATAACCTAGTCTTAAATTTTGCTCTGCATCATCTGGTAAGCTACCAAGTTCTCCTCTGGGCCATTTGACCCTAAATTCACTATTAGACCCAACTTCAGTCATCATACGAATTACATCATTTTCAAGATCACTAATCCGATGCTCGATCACTGAGTAGCCCCATACTGCGGTGCTAACTGCCAAAATTACACGAATAGCAAAACCAGTATTTGCTTTAACTTGAGTGTTTTCGCTGAGTCCTTCGCTTGGCATTATTCGTCATCTAGCTCCATGTCTGAGTCAAATTGTATTCTAAGGTCTAGCAAATCTTTTTTCTCAAACTCAATGCAACCAATTATTGATTCTATTGGCAGGTCGTACTCCAAAATAAAACGATGTATAAGCTTTCTAAGCTCATCGCTAAGTTGGTCTATTTGTTCGCTTTGCATTAAGATGCCCCAAATTGCGAGGGCATCCCACCTAGTTTACCAATGCTAGCATTTTGTATTTGCTGCATTTGGAATGCTCTTTTCTTAGCATAGTTTTCAATTCGTGCCTGCAAGCCGGGGTCTTGCTGCACTTTTTCCTGAATGTCAGGCTGCTGCAACCATTGCTGAAATACTTGCATTTTAACTTCATGGGCATCATTTGGCCTAACATCCAAGTCAATTCCAGAAGTAATTTGTGCAATAGCATGACGCTCTTCTTCGACTGCTTTTTGTGCAGCAGTTTCTTTTGGCAATATTACACGCTCACCCCAGCCCGGGCCAATCTGCTCAACAGCCATTTGAAGTAAAGCTTCAGTGTCTAGCGTGCCAGACTTATCTAGCGCAGCACCAAGCTTTGCTATAGCATCCACTCTTTCAACAATCTGTTCTGGGTCTTGCGTTGCTATGTCGTACCCAAGCCAGAAATCATATCTTTCACCGGGATTGCCCTTGCTAAACTGTTGCATGTCCTGCACGCCAGTAACCCTAAAGTATTCAGCGTCAGGCCCATATTGCTGATAAAGAGTAAAGACTTGCTCAAGTATTCTCTGTAGATGACTAAATACTTTGTTGATTAAATCCTGTTGCTTGGCTACTGCCTCATTGGGATCAACTCCGCTACCAACTCTACCAAAGTATCTGTTGACCTGACTTTCAATTTCATTGCGAACATCAATTGACGCAGGCGACATGTTGGGCATGTCGGCAAATCTTGTTTCGCCCGGAACTCTGTATGGAATTTTACCACCCGGTCTCCACTCGGTCGGTGGTCTGCCAGCAGGGTATTCAAGTGGGGGGAACTGAAGCGCAGCTCTGTCAATCTGAGAATCAATTTCAACCTTTAGTTGATTCTGGAAACCTCTTGCTAGCTCTGGGTATCCTCTTGTTTCGTAAAGTCTCTTACTCCACTCCTCAAGCTTTGTCACCACAAAAGGATATTCGTAGTAGCCTGTGAGTTCATGTTTTGCGTAAGGTTCATCAAGCTCATCATTAGCACCTGTGTTGCCTGCGTGGAATACAGTGCAGTATATTCCCGGCACACCATCTTCGTCTACAAGACGCTGATAGGCGTAAACGACCTCGATTATGTCGCTAGTATCGTCGGAGTAATTTGGGTATCTTGAGTCCCCAATGTGATCTTCCCTTTCTATATCACCCCTAGCATGCTCGATCACATACTCAACCCACTCATCACTCCACTCTTCGTTTAAAACTTTTTCCCTTAATTGAGTAGGGGTAAAGTTTATAACCTGAAATACATAAGGCGCATCCTGAACATTGACAGTATAGGGTGGAAAAAATACATCTTCATCAGGTGCTAGCGCACGCAACCCCGGCCTGTTCTCAGTGCCAATAGTCATTGGGATTGAGGATGCTCCAGTCTCCCTAAGCTCAACCACCATCTTTCTGGACTTAGATTCACTAACATCATACTGCTGGGTAATCAAGCTAGTAAACTCGTCTTCCATATCTGGATTCATCAACAAGCTAGCAACCTCTGGCATTTGCTGTGCTATCTGCTCAATTGTAACTCTCTGTTGTATTTTCTGCTCAGTCTGAACCCAGTGCTGGCTTGTTACCATCATTCCCTTTTCGAGCAAATGATTTATAGCACGCTCAGTCTCTCTATAAAATTCTTTCATCTGAGTTGCTACCAGCCACTTCAGAAACTGGGACACAACCTTTGCTCTGCCAACGTCATCACTTCCAACAGGGCTAGCAACTATGTTTGCTTTGCGAACAGCATTCATTGCCATTGCCGTGTGGCACTTAATTATCTCATCGACCAAGGGAACGGATTGATCGCTAGCACCATCCCAAGGAAAAGGTTCTACTCCAGTCCTAGCATGCTTTCTTCCATCCTGTGACTTACCCTGCCATATACACATTCGTGTATCAAAGTTCTCGTCACACTGCTGTCGGTACTCCTCCAGCTCAGTCCTAGTCTCATGGTATGCGCCAGACAGCTCGCTAATATTCGGCTTGCCTTGGGCAAATTCCAAGCTGTCTCTATTTTCTTCCACGTTGGCTTTTTATTTGACCATATGGAGGTTTGTTGTCAAGTGCATATAGCATGGCAAAGAAGGGGGTACAAGAGCCACTTACGATTTTAATGGAAGCGGCAAAGGATGGATGCTGGCGTTTCTGGGCTAAAAGACCAGAAGGATGTAGACCTGACTGGTGGTTCCACTATCGACCCCATAAAAAACCTCCCAGCCAAAATCAATTAACTGGGAGGCGAAAATGAAACAATTTGAAAACAAGTCGATCTTTGGCAGCTAAACCCAAAGGTCAAGTTGTATTTACTGCTTCATCAACACTTACACCTATAGGGGTTAACCTTACTTCCATCCGAGGTAGGTCTCCCCAGAACTTACAAACTCGGATGTCAGAAAGTGTAGCATCGTCCGTATAAAACCTTGCTTTACCCATTTGGTCGAGAAACATTTTTATTAAATTGTCTCCATCGGGTCTGGTAGTGTGAGGAGCCATTCCTAGCTTTAGCCTCCACTTCGGTTCGGACTTCCTCCACGGAAATACAAATGTTATTTTAATTGCTAGCGGCCCAGACATTGGTTCAGAAGGCGCATGCTGCATAAGCAAAATTAAAAGCTCATCCCTTACCTTTTGTCCCCTCTTATCTTTCATAATAAAAGGACGACCATCTTTTGTCCTTCCAATCCTAGACACAGACTGAGCGGTTGCCCTAGGGGGTACTGCATTAATAGTAAACTCCATCAGTAGCTTCCCCCACCTGTGGAAATAAATTTCCTGCCACCTATATACTCAACAGGAGTTACCGCAGCATAACGCAAGCAGTCAACAAAGTCCTTGCTAGCCTCATCCTTAGACTCTCCTGTGTATTCCTTTAGGCATTGAATTAAGTTCATACATCGGTCACTAATGTACAACTTGGGTCTATTGGTATGATTCTTGTGGCTGGTGTCATCCCATGCTAGCAGTTCATTAATCCTTTGGAGTCCGTGATCTATCTGGAGACCGGGTGCTGGCCTAAAGTACACGCCAGCCTTTCTCATTTCATTGATTATGTCGGTGTCGCCTTCTTGTGCTTTAATTGTGGATCGACCCATGCGAGGGTCAATAATGCGCTCAAATATGTCCTCACCATCTTCAAGCTCAAAAAACAATCCAGCATAGTCCCTATATCCATAACCAAGATTTCTCTGTGCTGGCCCCGGCTTACCAACACTTTTCCCTGCTGCATTCATGTGA